CTGCAGGAAGATGGCACCGCCATCCTCGCCGCCGATACGGGCCACCTTGTCCTTGAGGTAGTCGTATTTTCGGGCGTACCGCAGCGGCAGCTTCAGGGCTCGGCCGCCCTTCGGGTAGCGGTCGTTGACGCCTTCCTCAATCCAGGCGGCGTGGAACCCGAGCTCGCGATTGTTGCCGCTGGTGCCGCGGCGATAGCCGACGATTCCGACGGCCGTGGTCGTCTTCTTCCGCTCGAGCTTCAGCCCAACAGACCGCCGCAGGTTGCCGGTCGGCCCCTTCGGCGTCAGTGCCTTCACCTCTGGCACAGCACCTTTGACGACCTCGCGGACGCTGCTGCCCAGGTACTTCCGCTGCACGGACTTCGACAGCCGGGAGAACCCCTGCAGGATCTCCTCGACGCCCTCGACGGTCATCGCGGCTGTTGCCATCAGTCCACGACCTCCGTCACCATGAGCTCGTGTTCCTCGCGGCGGCCACGCTCGACCACCGACATGACTTCAAACGTGCGGCCCTCGGCCACGAGCCTCATCTTCGGCTTGAGCCCAGCGGTGTACCGCAGCCGCACGCGATGCGTGACGCTGCCCTCCTGGGCCATGGCCGTCATCTGCTCGTTGCCGCTGAGCGGCAGAATCGCGATCCACCGCGTGGCAAAGTCCGCCCACGTCAGAATCGGCTCGCCGATTGCGTTGGCAGACTCGGTCGGCGTCTGGATGACAGACAGCCTGTCCATGATGCCAGAGCGAAGCATGCCTTAGGTTCCCCAAATGAACACTGTGTACGAAGCAGTGCCAGACGTGTAGCCGGGAATCAACTCCAACTCGTTAGAGCCCGAGTCGAAAATGGTCATGTTGCCCTTTGAGGGAACCATGCCATTCACGTTGTCATTGAGTTCACACGGTCTACTGGTCTGAAACGCCACTCGCTCAAACAAGCTGAATGACACAATCTGGCCGGAAGCATCGCGATACGTGTGACTTGTTGGCGAAACAGCAATCGTTTCCGCGGCTGTCCCAAGGACACCAGAGAACACCGCCACCTTTCCGGACGAGTACGTGTCGGTGGACGTGAACGTGATGCGTTGGGCGTTCTGCACCGACGACGCGGTGTGCAGGTCGGTAAACCCGATGTCGATCGCGATGCGTCCTTCAATGCTCATGCGTACTGCTTCCACTTGAGGGGTGCGAGCAGGGCGTGCACGCCCATGGGCACGTCCTGCCCGGCGGAGCCCACGGCCTCGCGGTTGGCGTACCAGTGCCCCACGAGCAGTTTGATGGCGTGCTTCGCGGGCGTCGGAACGTTGGCCGCACCGCCGTAGCCAGCCAGGTAGGTGATCTGCACGCTCTTGTCGTCCAGCCGCACGCTGGGCCAGTCCTGCAGGTAAAGAGGGTAGATCAAAGCAGGAACGTGGTCGCGGTCTAGGCGGAAGTCTTGGCTTCCAGACTGCGACCACGTGATTGTCTGCGTTGTTCCGGACTGATCGACATAGGAGATAGTCACCGTGGCGCTCGCGGCAGTCGCATTGAGACGCACCGGCGGGCGCGGAAGCTCGGTGCGAAGTGCGGGAAAGTCATCGAACGCCACGGTGTACGTTTTGTCGGCGAAAGTGCGGTCGCAAAAGTCCTCGCACCACGTCACAGCCGAGTCGATCAGCGTGCCGATATAGGCATCGTCATCGGTGAAGTCCACGATGCGAAGGTGCTCCTTCGCCTCGCTGACGCTCACCGGACGGTCATTGGCTCCACTCGCAGTCGCAACCGTCAGGCTGCGGTAGCGGCCGGCCGTGGACGGCAGTTCCCAGTTACGCACGCTTCCGCCTCCGCGCCTTCACGACCGGCGGCTCCGTACGCTCGATGCCTGCCGGCTCGGGTGCCGTAGCAAACTGAAGCACCGGCTCCTCGACCACGCGAGCGGCGTACCGCTGCAGCTCGAGCGTGCGGGCCAGGCCGCCGGTCACCTGCACGATCTGCCCGGCCTTGTACGCACCGTAGGATCGCAGCATCCGCACCGTCACGGTCGGGATCGTTGTCATCGCCATACGGTTTCGGGTGGTCGCCCGCCTCTGTCCCAGAAATCGCCTGGATGCTGTAGCAATGCCTTCATGTTCTGGTCGGGCCACTTGATCCACACTTCGGCATGGCCGAGGCACACGCGAGGGCACACGCCAATCTTCAGCCCCGCCTTCTGTGCCGTCAGCCAAAACGCAATGTCATCGTCGATCCGCCCGTCCTCCCATCGGCCCGCCTCGTTCGGCTTTCCGATGAACCACGGATGCGGCATCTTCTTAAGGGCGTCTGCCCTTAGTAGAGTCAGCCCGAAGTGTGCCGTGTTGGCTTGTATGACGTTGTGGTAGACGAAGTGGTCTCGGCTGATCTCGGCCACACGCTCGCCGGCCTCGCTCACCATCGTGAATAGCGGCTCGTCCTGCCGCCGCTTCATCTGCACGGCAGCCACGAAGTCAAAGCCGCTGGCCACGGCATAGGTCAGCAGACGCGGCACGGCGTCGGCCTCGAAGATGCTGTCGTAGTCGAGCGTCAGAATCCAGAGCGGCGGCTTGCTCGGGTCTGTGTCGCCTTCAATGATGTCGGTCAGCACCCGCTCGAGGCACTGGCCCCAAAACGCCCCCTCCATGCGAATAGGGGAGATGCCGTAGGGGATGAGCCCCCGCGGCCAGCAGAACATGTGATCCTGCCAGCCGAGCCGAGGCACGGACATGGCGCACATCACACGAACTGGACCACTGCCCGTCTGCATGATGGCAGGCTGTACGCCCGCCACCGCCGAAGTCGCCGCGCCCACGGCTCCTCCTTCGCTGGAGTTGTCGTTCTATCGTCTTCGATCAGCCGAGCACGACCCGATTGGTGACGTTGGCATCCGACGCCGAATCGACGCCGGACTCGCCCTTCGTCAGCCGGGCCGCAACGACGATGTCGTTGTTGGTGCCGTTGGCAGTCGCATCCGCCGACGGCGTCACCGCCACCTGCAGATACCGCTTGAGCCCCTTGGTCGAGAGCTCGAAGCGGGTGACGTTAACGGTCGCCGTGTTGCCAACGCCCGACAGCGAGTAATCGGTGCTCTGCACCAGGCCCGAGATCGTGCCGTAGCTGCCGTCGGTATCGCTGTGCTTCACCGACACGACGCTGGGAGCCGACGTGTTGGCGATCGAGCGATACGCCACGTCGATGCTGACGGCGTCGTAGCCGAGGCAGTCGATGGCCACGGTGTGCGTGCCAGCCGACGCCACGCCGGCCACGGCGGGCGAGATCGAGATGACCGACTTGGTGTTCTGGGCGTGGTTCATGGATTCTGGTTCCTGGTGACTAAAGGTTTCAGAGGATGAGAGCCACGACCGGGCCAGCCGTCGAAGCGTCGCCCACGTCCGAGGTCACGGCGTCGTAGGACACCGTCGCCTGGAAGTAGGTCTGATCGAACTCGATGTAGCGGTCGGTGCTCGCCCGCACCGCGACCTGACGCCGCAGAGCGAAGTGGCTCGAACGCTTCATGTCGCCAAACAGGGCGACGCACTGGCCAGCGGCAGCCGTCTTCCGCATGACGTTGTTGAAGAACACCGGCCAGCCGAGGAACGTCGGCCGGCGGGCACCTTCGACAACCTCCATCGCCAGGGCACCGTTGCCGCCGAGGGCCAGCGACTGCATGGCCAGGGCGTGCATCTGCGGGGTGACGTACCAGCCGCAGGTCGGGCTCTGCAGTGCGTAGGTCGGAGCCTTCGCCACGGCAGCCAGGAAGTCATCGACAGTCAGGCTCGTGACAGCCGTCTGGGCCGAGTCGTTGATGCCGGCGGTCAGCGTCTCGTTCTCGAACTTCCACTGGATGCCACGGATGCCACCGTAGGTGCTGGCCCCCGTCCCGATAAAGCCGTCCTCGTCGATTCGCTGCGCGATGGCGAGAGCGAACTCTTCGGCCACCAGCCCTGCGAGATCGATTGCGGAGTCGTCGATCAGCTGATTCGGCACGCGGGTGCCGACGCGAACCTCCTTGGCCGACAGCATCACATTGTCGGTGCCCATGTCGGTCACGCTCGTCTCGGCGTTCGCGGCGGTGTGATACGCCGTGTTGCCGCTGGTCCGACGCGGGATGTAGAGCGTGTCGCTTGTCATCTGCAGGTTGTTGGCCTGCGCCGGGAACGCACCGTACGACTCGACCAGCCGGATGACCGTGCTGGCGAACGTGTCAGGGATGAAGACGCCGCCCTTGTTGTTGTCGTTGGGCGACAGGGCACGGCTCTCGACGTTCTTCTCGTACCACGCACGATCCTCGTGCCGGCCGAGCACGTAGCCGCGAATCCACCGACCGCACGCCTCGGCATCGCTTGAAGAGCGGAAGTGCCGGCCACGGCCCGACAGCGAACGCTCGGCGGTCACGGCAGCGGCAGGAGCCGGCACGGCGGCCACCTCGACGGGCTTCGCGGTCGCAGCCACCTTGCCACGCAGGGCGGTGATCTTCTCGGCGATCGCGTGCTCACGCGACAGGTCGCGTTCGAGCTGCTCGGCCTCGCCAGCGAGACGCTCCATCTCGGCGGTCTGCTCGGCAGTCCGCTCCTCGACCTTCGAGAGATCGTCGAGCATGGCAGCCACAGCGGCGGC